GAGGGAAGACCACTTTCCTCCGAGACACACTTGCTAAAAAGCGTGTCTTGCGTTTCACATACAATATGGAGACGCTCGAGCCGACGGCGATTGAGCCTCGGCCCGTCAGGACACCAATGGATGTCCTGAGCTGGGCTGTCCAAACAGTCCTGCACCACCCCACATACGTGAGGTGCGTGAGGGTTCACACTGTAGTAGAACCCTCGAAGGCGCGTACTATAACTGTCGCGCCTTACGCCTATCAAGTTATAATGGGCGTCCTGGCACATATGTACCAGGCTACTTTACAACACAAGCATGTAAAGTCAGGGCTTAAAGCGGACCGCCACTTGTGGCGGTTCGTGCAGAAAGTCCTCAATCCGCAATCTGCGGAATGGCAGCACCTACCAGAAGGTGCTACGATCTATGCGTTAAGCACAGATCTCTCCGAAGCTACGGACTTCGGAAATCTGACTGTAAGCAGTCAGATATGGCAGTTTTTGATAAAACTGTCATCGGTGCACGAGGGCTTTCCTCGTGCACTGGCTGTACTGGGTAAGACCCTGTACAACGGGAAACGATTCTTCCTCGTTCCTGACCAGGCCGGTAGTTACCAGCTGGTATCCAGACGAAGAGGCTGGATGATGGGTGACATGATGACCAAGGTCATCCTCACCATCGCTCATGATGCAATATGCCGCATGAGCCGCCTACAGGTGTATTCACTTGTAGGTGACGATGAAATAGCACTTAGTGCATCAGTTCATCAATTGTCGACACAGATCGACAATCTTCAGACAATATTCAAGGTGTCTGAAGAGGACACGTACATATCGTGTCACCTCGCATTCTATTGCGAGGAGGGGACTCTCGTGCCGCAAAGGGCGTCGTCCTCCAACCACGTACAAATGAGACGTGGTGAGGAGCTATCATACTTGGATTATCCAAGGTTTAGGCTCCTCCTACCCCAGGTATCTGAGGTAGATGCCTACTCGATGAGTAACTCGGGTAGGTTCGCGCTTCTTGGCAAAGAGGCGCGCTGGGTTGACAACGTCAACCCGAAGGCACGCAAGTACTTTACTCGCGCGTCTCTCCTGCAGCACATATTGGTGCCGCAGGAGCCGGACTGTATCAGTCCGTACGTCCCCATAGAAATTGGGGGCGATGGGGCAATGCCCCACTCTCCAGGCTTCCTGGCGAGGGTCGTTGCGGATAAGTCCCGTAACGCCAGGGAGGTCATGTACAGACTGGCCTCCCTCATGTCCGGTACAACCGGACATCGATACGTGCGGTCAGACCGCTCGGACAAGGTGGTGCACAAGCACCATCTTTACCTTCCAAA